CTAGCATTCATTTCCCTCGATCACTACCATTAAAACTGTGGGCCATTGCGCCCTAACCAGTTTCTAATCGGGGTGATCATGAGCGGTCTCGGTAAAGGTCAAGAAGGCAATCCCAAATACGCGGCCAGCTGCGCCCGCGAATCGCGCGAAGCAAAAGCGGGCACGTTTCATGGCGGCACTCCGCCGAGTGGCCCGAAACCCGAACCCGTTCGCCTGAACGGCATTCGCGCACCGAAAGACCGTGGCCTGAGCAAGTAATGGCCAAATCGTATTGCCTCATTTCGCCAATCCTCATGGCGCACGAATTCTCCAATCTCATGGGGAGCGCCCGCGATTGCCGCGTGATGCGGTATTACGACATCGGCACTGACTCATTTCATGTCCTGTGGTTGGCAGACGGCCGTGTAGTCAAGGGCGAAAATTTCGCCAACCATGATCTGACGTTGAGCATGGATGATTTCTCGGAAAAGTTCATTAAGCCTGTCGTGGCCCAATTCCAGGCTGGGCTTGGTGAGGAAATGCCCATCGCGGTTGCGCACCAGTACGCCGATCAGCTTTGCCCGTCCTTTTGCTGCACCGTTTTGAAAGCAAACCATGGCTGAACTCAAAGCAAAGACCCGCAACAAGCTGTCGAAATCCGAATTCGGCATGCCGGGCGAGCGCAAATACCCGATGCCCGACAAATCGCACGCGCGCAATGCCAAGGCACGTGCAAGCGAAATGGAACACAAGGGCAAGATCAGCGAAAGCACGAAGGCGAAGATCGACGCGAAAGCGGATCGCGTGCTGGGCAAAGGCAAGAAGAAGTAACCGATGGGCCGCTCGTCTAAGTTCAAACCTGAATATGCGCAACAAGCTTCGAAGCTCTGCGCACTTGGCGCTACCGATGCGCAATTGGCCGATTTCTTTGGCGTGGCAATATCGACCATCTCGCTATGGAAGGTGCAGCACAAAGAATTTTCGGAGGCCATAAACGTCCCTAAAGCAGAGGCTGATAGCCGTGTTGAGCAGAGCCTCTATCGCCGCGCCTTGGGGTATGAACATGACGAGGTAGATATCCGAGTGATTGAAGGCCGCATCGTTGAGACGCCGATTCGCAAATACTACCCGCCTGACACGGCCGCGATGATCTTTTGGCTGAAGAACCGGAAAAAGGACGAATGGCGCGACAAGATCGACCACGAACACGCTGGTAAGAATGGCGGCCCGATCCAAGTGTCGATTACTTCAAATGACGCTGATTTATGAAGCTGACAGCCAAACAGCTACAAGCACAAGAAATCCTTGCCGGTCCGGCGACACACCTGATGCTATTCGGTGGCTCGCGGAGCGGTAAGACGTTTCTGCATGTGCGGAATATCGTCATGCGTTCTTTGAAAGCGCCGGGGAGCCGTCATGGAATTTTCCGTTTCCGCGCGTTGCATGTGCACGAGTCTATCGTCTTGGATACCTTCCCAAAGGTGATGAAACTTGCATTCCCTGGCATTGAGTACACCATGCATAAGGGAGACGGTTACGCGACCATCCATACGGGCGATGAGGAATCGGAAGTATGGTTCTCGGGCCTGGACGACAAAGAGCGGGTGGAAAAGGTGCTTGGCAAGGAATTCGCCACGCTGTACTTCAACGAATGCAGCCAAATCCCAATGGCGTCTGTGGACATCGCCGTAACGCGCCTCGCACAGAAGGTCATGGCAAAGATCGAAGGGCGAGATCCGACACCGCTGAAGATGCGGGCCTACTACGACTGCAATCCTCCGTCGAAAGCGCATTGGACTTACAAGCGGTTTATCCAGAAGATCGACCCTGAAACCGGTGAGCCCCTCAGCCGTCCGGAGGACTACGAAAGTTTCCAAATCAACCCGCACGACAACGCCTCCAATCTCAGTGCAAGCTATCTGGACACGCTCCAAGGCATGAGCGCACGCCTGCAAAAACGCTTCTTGAAGGGCGAATTTGCAGATGCAACGCCGAACCAGTTATTCACCGAAGAGGCGATCGACACGTGGCGACATGACACGAGCCAGGATCTACCTGACATCGTGCGTGTGGTGGTGAGTGTTGACCCTTCCGGAAGTGGTGACGTGGACAATGCAGACAACGACGAGATCGGAATTGTGGTTGTGGGGTTGGCCGTGGATGGGAAGGCCTATGTTCTCGAAGACTGCACTGTCAAAGCTGGGCCAGCCACATGGGGGCAGGTCGCAGCAAGCGCATTTGATCGCCATAAGGCTGATGTCATCGTGGCAGAGGTCAATTTTGGCGGTGCGATGGTCGAGCATGTGATTCGTACCGCTCGACCGCGCACTCCGTTCAAGCAAGTAACTGCATCCCGAGGTAAGGCTGTGCGTGCAGAGCCATTTTCGCCACTGTACGAGCAAGGGAAGGTTCGCCATGTTGGCACCTTCCGCCAACTTGAGGACGAGCTCACCGGCTTTTCGACCGTTGGGTACATCGGTGAGAGGTCTCCTAACCGTGCCGACGCACTGATTTGGGCTCTGACCGAGCTGTTCCCTGGCTTGGTGAGGGATAAGCGCAAGCCGAGCGAGAAACTCGCGGCTAACAAGCCACAACGAGCACTTGTAGGCCGTTATCAACCGGGTGGGTGGATGTGACTATGACCCAAGACGAACTCAAATCTTTGGTCTTCTATGACCCATCAAGCGGGGAGTTCCGCTGGCTTGTCCCTTGCGGTGGGAAGCAGGCGGGTGAACTTGCAGGAAGCGTGGACGCTGACAGCGGCTATGTTCGCATTGGCATTCGTGGGAAGCGCTATATGGCGCACCACTTGGCTTGGCTATATGTTCACGGGTCGTTACCGACTGGTGAACTGGATCATCGCAACCGCAGGCGCGACGACAACAGAATCGAGAATTTGAGGCCAGCCACCCGGCGCGAGCAGATGGGTAACGCAATCTGGGCCAACTCTCACGGAGTGCGCGGAGTTCATCGAGTGGGCCTCAAATATCAGGCCCGTATCTCTGCCTTTGATCCGCGAGCCGGGAAGACAAGGCAGAAATCACTGGGCTATTACGCCACTCCCGAAGAAGCGAACGAGGTGTACGAGTTGTGGGCAAAGATGACGCACGGGGAGTTCTGCTATGGCTGAACGTGCAAAGGATATTGTCGCGCGAGCCCAAAAGCGATTCAAATCGTGCGTGGAATGGGAGCAAGATGTTCGTCAACGATTTAAAGACGACATCAGGTTCTTGTTTGCCGATTCTGACAATGCAGAGCAATGGAACGCCGCGGTGCGCGCACGCCGGCAGATCCAAGACCAGCCGATGGTCACGATCAACAAGACGCACACGCACTGGCTACACGTGGTCAACGAGGGCAAGGAGAACAAGCCGTCCGTCGTCGTGCACCCGACCGGCGATCAGGCTACCTACGAGGCCGCGCAGATCATCGAGGGCATCGTCCGCCACATCGAGTACATCTCGGACGCACAGACGGCCTACGACCGCGCACGCGAGTTCCAGGTGGGCGGCGGCATCGGCTACTGGCGCATCGTCACGGACTACGCGGACGAGGACAGCTTCGATCAGGAGATCTACATCCGTCAGGTGCCGGATCCGCTGTCCGTCTACCTTGATCCGCACATCAAGAACGAGGACGGCTCTGATGCTCGCTTCGGCTTCATCTTCGACGATATGCCGCGCGATAAGGCCGAGGCCAAGTTCGGCACGATCCTGAAGAACCAGACGTTCGGCGACGGTGCGCTCTCGTGGAACCGCCGTGACACCGTGCGCGTGGCCGAGTATTACGAGGTCGTCGAGTCGAAGGAATGGCTGTACGCCATCGAGGGCGACAGCGGTGTCGAGTACGTGCGCGAGTCGGACATCCCGCAGGAAGCGCGTGCGCTGCTGAAAGCTGCCTACGACGCCGGCAACGCACAGCGTCGCCGTGTCGACAAGCGCACCGTCAAGCATTACCTGATCGTGGGCGACGAGATTGCTGAGTCCAGCACGTGGGCAGGCAAGTACATCCCGATCATCCGCGTGCCGGGCGAAGAAATTGTGATGGAGGGGCGCCTGGACCGCAAGGGCCTAGTGCGCTACCTGAAGGACGCTCAACGCGCCTACAACTACAACGCTTCCGCGGCGCTGGAATTCGGCGCTCTGCAAAGCAAATCGCCGTACATGGCGCCTGTTGAGGCTATCGAGGGGCTGGAGAACTACTGGGCCACCGCGAACACGCAGAACCATGCGTACCTGCCCTACAACCACGCGGATGAGACAGGCACCCCGATCCCGTCGCCGCAACGTCAAGAGCCGCCGTCCACAGCTCCGGTGTACATGGATGGCATGTCGACGGCTGAACGCGAACTCATGATGGCATCCGGCCAGTACGAAGCCACGCTCAGCGAACAGGGCAACGAGATTTCGGGCGTGTCGATCGAGCGCCGGCAGAAACAGGGCTCGCGTGTCACGTTCCACTTCAAGGACAAGGAAGCGAAGGCCATCCGTTTCACCGGAAAGCAGCTGATCGACCTGATTCCGAAGATCTACGACACGAAGCGGATCATCCGCATCCTGGCCGAGAATGGCGACGAGCAGCAGATTCAGATCGACCCGACGCAGCAAACGGCGCTCCAGCAGAACAAGGACGACGGTGAGGCAAAGGTGAAGGCCATCTTCAACCCGAACGTCGGCAAGTACGACGTCGTGGCGAAGGCTGGCCCGAACTTCGAGACGCGCCGCGAAGATGCGTTCAACGCCATGACGCAGTTGCTCGCCTCCGCGCCCGAACTGGCGCAAGTCATTGGCGACCTGTACATGGGCAACGCCGACTTCCCGGCTGCCGACAAACTGCAAGAGCGCATGCGCAACTGGATCAAGGCCATCAATCCGGGCGCACTCGGTGAAGGTCCGTCGCCGCAAGAACAGGCGATGCAGCAGCAGTTGCAGCAGGCCATGCAGATCATCCACCAGTTGCAGCAGGAATTGCAGGACAAAACGAAGGCGCAGGAGATGGAGAAGCAGCGCCTGGACATGGACGCGCTGAACCATCTCGCCCTGCGCATGGAGAACGATCGCGAAACCCTCGTGCAGTCGTTCAAGGCCGAGACGGACCGCATGAAGGCAGTGTTGACGGCACTCGACCCAGAGCAGATGAGCGCGATCGTGCGTCAGATGGTTCAGGAAATTCTCACTGCACCGAACCCGGCCAAAAACCTATCAGAAGACCGCATGGATCCAGATGCCGCGTACGCAGCGGGCATGGAGACCGTGCTTGCACCACTCGAAGCCAACCAGGGAGCCTAAATGGAAGACGAAGTCATTACTCAGCAGGAGCAGCCGCAAGAGCAAGCCCAGCAAACGCAGCAACAGGATGCGCAGCAGGTCGAGCAACAGCAGGAGCCCAAGCAGGAACCGCCTGACTGGGTCATGCGCCGCATGGCCGAAATCACCGCCAAGCGTCGCGCAGCCGAGGAAGAAGCCGCACGCTGGCGTGAGATGTACGAACGCTCGCAGACCGCGGCGCCCGTGACTGGCGATCCCGTACAAGTGCCGCCGCAGAACGTGGATCAGTTGGCTCGCGCCTATGCCGAGAGTATGCGTGCACAGGAACGCGAACGCGAGCGCCTGGCACAGATCGAAAGCGCAGGCCGCAAGGAGTTCGGCGCCGATTTCGACAGCGCTGTGCAGAACCTGAACGCTGCCGGCGTGGGTGGCCCGGAATTCCTGAAGGTGATCGCCGAGATCCCCGACGCGCAGAAGGTCGTTGCGTGGCTGGGCAAGCATGACAACCTGGGCGAAGCGATCCGCATCAGCGGCTTGAACCCGATCCAGATGGGCATCGAACTCACCAAACTGTCCGGCAAAGCATCGAAGGATCTGACCAAACAGGTGTCGAAGGCCCCGCCGCCTGTGCAGCACATCGAGGGCGGTTCGTCGGCATCCGATCAGGTCGAGCCGGCCGTCGGTTCGAAAGAATGGTTCGACTGGCGTAACAAAAACGCGCGCAAGCGCCGTTAAGAAGCACCGCAGTACTCACCGCGCAAGCGGGGTAAGCAGGCGTAGGCAAGCCGTTAATTGTCGTGTGGCCCGTTAAGCAGTCTCCGCAGGGCAGGGACGAAACGCGAGCAATCGCATTTTTCTTTGCCTTTACGGAGATAGACATGGCTAACAGCCTGCTTACCATTAACATGATCACCAACGAGGCGGTGCGTCTGTTCACGCAGACGAACGCCTTCCTCCGCACCGTCAACAAGCAGTACGACGACCAGTTCGCACGCAACGGCGCCAAGATCGGCAACAGCCTGCGTATCCGCCTGCCGAACGATTACGTCGTCAACACCGGCCCGGCCATCACCCCGCAGGGCACGAACGAGCAGAACACCACGCTGACCGTCGCGACGCAGAAGAACGTGCCGGTTTCGTTCGGCACGGCCGAGCGCACGATGTCCCTGGACGACTACAGCGAGCGCATCCTGGCGCCGGCTGTGAACCGTCTGGCTGCTTCGGTGGCTTCGGACCTGATGAATGTGGCCAACGCCGCATCCAACATCGCGCCGAAAATCAGCGGCGGCAATCTCGTGTCGCCGGATGCCACGACCTGGCTGTCGGCTGGCGCGATTCTGGACCAAACCCTGTCGCCGCGCATGGATCGCAAGATCATCATGGATCCGCTGACCCAAGCGCGCACCGTGGGTTCGTTGACCGGCCTGTTCAACCCGCAGCGCAAGATCAGCGACCAATACGAGTCGGGCATGATCACCACCGACACGCTGGGCTTCGACTGGATGATGGACCAGACCACCAAGGTCCACACGGTCGGTACGTTCACCGCGGGAACCGTCAACGGCGCCGGCCAGACTGGTAACACGCTGGTCGTCAACGCCATCACCGGCACGCTGAAACAAGGCGACATCATCACCATCGCGGGCGTGAACGCGATCAACCGCCTGACCGGTGACGACTACGGCACGCTGCAACAGTTCGTTGTGACCGCCGATGTGGCATCGGGCGCGACCTCGATCCCGATCTATCCGGCCATCGTTCCGGCGCCGGCCGCGTTCAACACCGTGACCGCTTCGCCGGCCAACAGCGCCGCGATTTCGCTGGTTATGACGGCAGGTTCGAAGTACCGCCAGAACCTCGCCTACTACCCGGAAGCCTTCACCCTGGCGACCGCCGATCTGGTCATGCCGACGTCAGGCGTGGTCGAGTCGGCGCGTGCGGAGTTCGATGGCGTGGCCATGCGGATGATCACCGCGTACGACGTGATGAGCGACAACCTCATCACCCGTATGGACATCCTGTACGGCTTCGCGGCGATCCGTCCGGAGTGGGCGGTCATCGTGCCGGACATCGTTTAACGCTTTCTCCTGTGGCACCCCTTGGGCCGGTTTCGGCCGGCCCTTTTTTAAACACCGAGTGAGGAAGCGATGCATCCGAACATGCGAAATTTCACCGCGGAGTACGTCTACCGCGAGTTCCCGAAGTGGGTCGAATTGGCGAACGGAGAGCGCATCCTCGTTCACAACGCCGATGAGGAAGCGGCCGCAATCGGCCCGGAAGAGACGCCGAATCGTACGGCGCTCCTGGAGGAGGCTCGTTCGCTGGGCCTGAATCCGCATCATCGTACGGGCGAGGAAAAGCTCGTGCAAATGATCAAAGACGCGCGGGGTGAGTGATGGCCACTTTCAACAACAGCGGCGCTTACTCCATCCTGAACACCCAGAAAGGCACGTACTACGTCCAGGGCGGCCACTACTTCAGCCCGACGACGTTCGTGGACCTGGGCACGACGGCGCCGACCGATTATCAGTCTCTGAGCAGCGAGCGATCGGACGACGTGAGTATCACTGGCGGTGCGCTGGATGGCGTCACTGTCGGCCCAAATTCGACCATTCAGGCATCTGTTAGCGGCTCTGTGACGAATGCCACGATCACGAATCCGACGCTCACCGGTGGCTCGATCAACGGTACGCCGATTGGTCAGGAGACGCCGGCCGCGGGCGCATTCCTGGGCCTCAACGCTACAAGCGCAGGCATCCTTGGCCCTTTGGCGGCGGAAGGCGTCAATTCGACCGCCAATGGGCAAGCTGCAAGCGTTACGAACACCGGGACGAATCTCTCCTCGACGTTCTCCGCGCTGACATTCTTCGATTCCTCCCGAACCGCCAACAATAAAACTTCCGAGATCATTTGGTCCTCGGGGCTCGTGACATTCCGCTTCAAGAATGATGCCGGCGGCTCCGTACTACCGTGGCTGATCGCTTCTGGTGGACAAGCCAGCGGTATTACCAGTATCAATTCGAACAGCGGATCCGGTGTCTGGACGCACACGGGCGGCTTTGTCGCCACCGGGGCGATCTCGGCTGGCGACAGTGTCAGTGCGAATGCTGTGCAGTTGCTCGGATCGTCCGGAGCCGCTGACACGCAGATCCGTGCGCTCGGGAATACGGCGGATATCTCGGTGCAGATCCAGGCGAAAGGAACCGGCACGATTAAGCTGATGTCGGCCGCCTCCGTAGCGGGCGCGTTTAGCGCGACTGGTGCCATCAATTCTAGCGTGGGTCTGACCGTCAAAGAAGGAACGAATGCCAAGCAAGGCACCGCAACACTCGCTGCTGGCACTGTGACGGTCGCGAACACCTCGGTGACAGCCAACAGCCGGATTCTCCTGACCGTTCAATCCCTCGGGACTGTGACCGACCCGAAAGCGGTTGCAGTGACCGCGCGTGTTGTTGGCACGTCGTTCACGATCCGATCTGCCGACGCCACTGACACGTCGGTCGTCGCCTACGAGATCTTCGAGCCCGGGGCTTGACCATGACCGTCCCGATGCCGTCGACCCCATCCGACCTGATCACGCTCGCGCTTAAAACCGCGAACGTGGTCGGTGTCGGCCAGACTCCCAGCGCGGAGGACATGAACGATGCGTTCAACCTGCTGAACATGATGATGGCGCAGCTACAGCGCCGTCGTTACATGATCTATCAGCTGGTCACGGCGTCGAAGCAGGCCACGGGCGCGCAATCGTACACGGTCGGCCCGGGCGGCGACTTTGACATCCCACGCCCTGCCAAGCTGGAATCGGCGTACTTCCGGCAGAATCAGAACACGCCACTGCCGGTCGACTACCCGTTCACCATCCTGCGGTCGATGGAGGACTACAACCGCATCTCGATCAAGACGCTGAACTCGTTCCCGCAGGTGATCTACTACGATCCGGGCGTCCCGATGGGCACCGTCTACCCGTGGCCGATCCCGAACAACCAGTACACGATCTTCCTGACCGTGATGCAGCAGTTGCAGCAGTTCGCGACGATCAACGACACGATCACGCTGCCGCCTGAATATAGCGCAGCACTGATGTGGAATCTCGTGCTGGAACTGGGCGTTATGTACGGCCTGCCGGAGAACCCACGCGCCGAGAAGAAGGCGGAAGCGTCGCTCCGCATCATCGAACAAGCGAACGCACAGATCCCGCTGCTGCAGATGCCGACGGCACTCAAGAAAGACAGCGGCACGTACAACGTGTATGGGGATTACTACATCGGGAGCGTGACGTAATGGCGCGTTTCGCTCTCACCGTCGGCGCATACGAAGCTCGCAGCATAATTGCTGCCGCCCAACGTTGCATAAATTTGTACGCGGAAAAGAACCCGGAGGGCTCGCCCTTCCCGTTCACATACTACCCGACGCCGGGACTCACGCTGCTACTGTCTGTGACGCCGACAACCGGTGGTGGCTGGCGTGGTCTGTGGGCCGCATCGAACGGACAGCTGTACGGCGTGTGCGGCTCGTCCGTCTACGCGATTTCGTCTTCCTGGGTAGCGACGAAGCTGGGGGACCTGCAAACGACGAGCGGCCCTGTTTCCGTGACGGATAACGGCAACTATGCCCTGATCGTGGACGGTTCGCACCAAGGCTATTCGATCGCCCTGGCTGGCAATACGTTCGCCGTGATCGCGGATCCGGCTTTCTTGGGCGGAGCCACGGTCGACTACATGGACGGGTTTTTCATCGTGAACGACCCGAACACGCAGCAGTTCTATATCTCTCTGGCCAATCAGCTGAAGTTCGACGCCACGGATTTTGCGTCGAAGTCGGGCTACTCGGACAAGCTTATCGGGCTCGGTGTGTCGCGTCGCTATCTGTACCTATTCGGCGATACGACGACAGAAATCTGGTTCGACGCAGGCGACGCGAACTTTGCGTTCGAACGGATGCCAGGAGTGTTCATGCAGTACGGCTGCATGGCTGCGGCGACCATCGCACAGATGGACGGGGAGTTCTTCTGGCTGGCCAAGTCGGCGCAAGGACGCGCCATCGTATGCAAGACGAACCAGTTCACGGCACAGAAGGTGTCGACGTTCGCTCTGGATAACGAACTGGCCGACTATTCGACCTTGGAAGACGCGCAGGGCTTCACGTATCAGCTGGGCGGCCACTTCTTCTACGTGCTGAACTTCCCCACCGCGAACAAGACGTGGCAGTACGACTTGAGCACGGGCCAGTGGAATGAACTGGTCTGGCTCGATGCCGACGGCAACGAGAACCGCAGCCGCGTGAACTGCCATGCGTCGATCTACGACACCGCCGTTGTAGGCGACTGGGAGAACGGCAACCTGTACGCCTGGGATCTGAATTCCTACACCGACAACGGCAATCCTGTGCCACGGATCCGATCGTTCGCGCATTCGACCGATGACAACTCGGACCGGATCCGCTATCGCGAGTTCATCGCGAACATGGAAGCCGGTAATGGCGACGGATCGTACGGGCCCGTGCCGGTCTTCCTACGCTGGAGCGATACGCGCGGTAAGACGTGGGGCAACGCCATCAGCACGACGCTGGGCCTCGAAGGTGAGTACCTGACGTCCCTTCAATACCAGCGTCTGGGCATGGCGCGCGACCGCGTGTTTGAACTGTCGTGGTCTGCCCCGGTGAAAACCGCCCTGCTCGGTGCCTGGGTTCAAGCGGAGTCGAACAACCAATGAGCAACTACGCCGCCGACGTCCCGCTCATCAACGTGCCATTCGTTCGTCCGGATGGCCGCGTGAGCGAAGCATGGTTCATGTTCCTCATCCAGCTGTTCCGGCGCACTGGTGGAACGAGCGGAGATGCGCTTGAGGATGTGGCGGTCAACGTGGCCACGCTGGCGGACGATCCGGCCATCAGCAACCTGTTCGACGCACTGGAGAACACGAATGTTCAGATCCAGACGGATGCGGATGACCCTCCCGACAAGGCATCGAGGGCCGATCTGATCGCGCAAAGCGTTGCGCTTGCACTCATCCTGCAAGAGGCTCAGGACGTGCTCACGAAGCTGCGGCGCGCGATGCAGGATGCCGTAATCGACCAGCTTACAGCGCTCGATCCAATCCGCTCGATGGCCTACCAGGATGCTTCGAACGTGAAGATCAAGGGCGGTTCGATCGATGGAACCCCAATCGGCGCAACGACGCCGAACACGGCCAAGTTCACGACTGTGCAGGCCAGTGGCCAGATCACCAGCACTGTCGCTACCGGCACGGCTCCCTTCGTGGTGGCGAGTACGACCCTTGTGCCGAATCTTCACGCAGCGACCGCGGATAGTCTGGGCACGGCCGGCACTTACCCGGCCGACGCAACTGACCTGCCAACCGTCATCGCGCTCGCGAACTACATCAAGAGCCGAAACATTTCGAAGGGAGTTTGACCTTGACGATTACCGCAAAACAGATGGTGACGCCGCAGCAGCTGACGAACGCTGACGCCGCGTACTACACGGTTCCACAGAACACCACTGGCGTCATCAAGCGCGCGACGTTCACCAACACGAGCGCGGGGGCAGTGACTATCACGGCGAACATCGTAGCCGCGGCCGGCGCTTCGTCCGCAGCAAATCGCGTGATCGATCCACAGAACACGGTGCTATCTGCTGGCCAAACCTACGTGGCCCCGGAACTGGCCGGCAAGACGATGCCGGCTGGGACGATGCTTCGGATGCTTGCGAGTGTCGGCGCCGCGGTCACCGTTGCTGTGGACGGAGTGGAGATCGTCTGATGACGCCGGCTGAATGCATCTACGAATCGGTCAAAGACAGCCTCGCGCTGCCCCTGGATGTATTCGTGCGTGCTACCGGCGACTGGGAGTTCGTCCCCGTGACGGAGAACGGCCAGATGATCGGCGCTGTCATGCGCAAAGAGAACGAACTGCACGTCGGCTTTACTCGCCAAGGGGCGTGCATTCGCGGCCAGATCCGCCGAATTCTGGGCGACGTCCTGGCTGCACACGGTTCTGCCGTAACGATGGTTCGCAAGTCGAATGCACGTGGGTTGAGGTTTTGCGAGCGCCTCGGATTCGAAAAGACCCATGAGGAAAACGGCGTCGTTTTCATGAAATGCTTGAGGTGCAAATATGTTCAGTGAATACCGCCGCAAGGCAATGGGCTACGGGCGCAAGATGGACCCTGCGACAGCCGTTTTGGGCGCTGCTGGCGCGGGCCTCGTAGGCAGCGTCTTGGGCTCGAATGCCTCGAAAGACGCCGCACAGACGCAGGCAAACGCAGCCAATCGCGCATCCGACCTGCAAATGCAGCAGTTCCAGCAGATGCAGCAGAATCTGGCGCCGTATATGCAACTCGGTTCGTCGACGATCCCGATGCTGCAACAGATGCTGGGCGGCTCGCGCCTGAACACGCCGTTCTCGTTCAATCCGACGATGGAACAGTTGGAACAGACGCCAGGGTACCAATTCACCCTCCAGCAGGGTAACAAGGCGCTGGACAACGCCATGGCGGCCAAGGGCCTGAGCCTGTCCGGCGCGCAGTTGAAGGGCCTCGACGCCTACAATACGGGGCTCGCAAGCCAGACGTTCCAGCAGCAGTACCAGAACGCGCTGCAGAACTTCAATACGAACTACGGGCAAGCAGCGGATCAGTACAACCGTGCTGCCGGGCTAGTGAAGCTCGGCCAGAACTCTGCTGCCGGCGTCGGAGACGCTGGCATCCAGACCGCCTCCAACATCGGGAACAACATCACCGGTGGGGCAAATGCATTGGCCTCTGGGCAGATTGGATCGGCGAACGCATTAGGTGGTGGGCTCGCGGGGCTCGGGGGCAGTGGAGTGCTGTACTCCCTCCTGAAGGGCAACAACAATCCGGCTGGGGTCTATATCCCTGAATCGAGTCTTCCGGGTCTTCAGATGCCTGCCATGAACAACACCCTCGGTTTCGGAGGCTAAGATGCCGATCGATCCTTCTATCGCACTCGGCGTTAAGACACCGGAACCATTTGCGGCCCTCCAGCAGCCGATCCAGACCGCCGCGACCCTCCAAGGGCTGCGACAGAATCAAACGCGCCTGAACGCGAATCAGGCCATTTCCGACGCCTATCGGCAGTCGGTAGACCCGAGCACGGGAGAGGTCGACTTCGGCAAGCTCCAGGCGCTCGCAAGCCAGAACGGCGCCGGCGCATTCCTGCCGGAGTTCATGGGCCAGATCGCGCAGCAACGCAATTCCCAACTCCAGTATGACACCGGCAAGCTGGAGCAGGCAATGAAGCAGCAACAGCAGTTGCGCAGCACGATTGGATCCGTTGCGCTCGATCCGAATTTGGGCAAGACGGACATGTCCCAGCACATTGCGCGTCAAATCGTCGATCTTGTTCAGAATGGCGTTCTACCGCAGGACATGGCTGTTCGTGAATTAAGAAGCATCCCGGGTGACCCTGCGCTGCAAGCAGCCTGGGTGCGCAATCACCTGATGAACTCCCTGAGCGGCGAAGCCAAGATCAAGGCGCTGATGCCCCAGGTACAAGCGATCAACACTGGCGGCGCTACGAATGTCGTGGCGATCAACCCGATGACGGGTGAGCCGACCGTGACCGGCACGATGCAAAACACCGTTTCGCCCGACACCCTCGCACAGAACGTGGAAGTGGTCGATCCGAATACGGGTGCGCGCTACGTCATCACGAAGGGCCAGCAGCTTGCTGGCCAAGGAGGCGCTCCGCAGGGACAGAGCACCGGCTACACTGGCCGCTATCAACAGGGTGGCGTGCCAGGCGGAGTGCAAACGGCTCTCAGCCCGAGCCAGCAATCCGCATTGACCGCACAAGGCACGACGTCTAACACGGCCGCACAGGAACTGCACAACTCCGCGGCAGATGTGCCGATGCGCCTGAACCTGTTGCAGCAGGCTCGCGACAGCCTCGCCGGCATCAACACAGGCCCAGGCTCGGACTGGCGCAACACGGCCAAGTCGTTCTTCAACGCCCTGACGCCAGACCTAGCCAAGAAAATCGGCTGGACTGGGGATGTCCAGAACTACGACGAGTTCAAGAAGATCCTCACGAACTACGCTTCGTCGGTTTCGGGCTCGCTTGGCTCGGGCACGGATGCTCGCCTGAACGCGGCCATCACCGGCAATGCGAATCCGAACATCTCGAAGCTGGCGAACGAGGACATCCTGACGAAGACCATCGCCGCGGAGAAGATGCGGGCGGCGCAGGACTATGCATTCCAGAACTCGGGCCTGACAACGGACAAGTTCAACCAGTGGCAGTCGCAGTGGAACAAGGCAGTCAATCCGGACGCCTTCGTGTTCACGTCGATGAGCCCGCAGCAGCAACAGACCTTTATCAAGCGTCAATCGCCTGCGCAGCTTGCCAAGTTCAAGAGTGACCTGGGCAACCTCGTTCGTGCTGGCCTGATCCAGATGCCGGGGCAGTAATGGCGAACTACGACGACATCATCGAATCGGCAGCCCGGACGAGCAACATCGACCCGGCGCTGATTCGTGCCGTCATCCAGACCGAATCGAGCGGCAATCCGCGCGCTGTATCGAACAAGGGAGCCGTCGGCCTCGGCCAATTGATGCCAGCGACGGCGAAGTCACTGGGCGTCTCCGACCCGACCGACCCGAAGCAGGCCATCCCTGCGATTGCATCACTGCTGAACGAGAACCTGAGCCGCTACGGCAACGTGCAGGACGCCCTGCGCGCATACCACGGCGGCACGGATCAGAAGAACTGGGGTCAATTGACGCAAGCCTATCCGCAGAAAGTGTTATCCAAGATGGGGCAAACCATGCCGCAAACTCTCCCGGGCATCCCGGTCGGCCAGTCGCAAGGCGGCCAAAGCGATGATGCGATCTTCGCGGCATTCAGCGGCGGCAAAGCGTCGGCGCAGCAGCCGCAAAGCGGGCCATCGGACGATCAGATCTTCGCCGCGTTCACGCAGGCTCAGCCGGCCGCAAAAAGTTCGGCGCAAGTAACGCCCAAGGCAGCCGCCCCGCAATCGCAACCTGGCATCATCGCCACACTCGGAGCTACGCTCGGCAAAGGCGCGGGCATGACAGCCCTCGGCGCGCAACAGTTGCTGGGTCAAGGTCTGCAAGCGCTCGGTGCCGACAAGGCCGGCGGCTGGCTCGTCAACGATGCGAACCAAGGGTTGCAAAGACTGAATGCCGAGGCCGCGCCGTACGAGAAGGCTCATCCGACAATCGCAACTCTCGGCAACATTGGCGGCTCCATCGGCATGACGCTCCCATTGGCAGCCGCGGCCCCTATCGCGAACACGTATCGTGGAGCTGCAGGTGTCGGTGCGCTCACAGGAGCCGCTACAGGAGCCCTTGCGCCCGTCGAAGGTGGCAATGACTTCTGGGGCGACAAAGCCCAGCAGATCGGGTTAGGCGCACTCACAGGCGGCGTGGCATCGCCTGTACTGCGTGGCGTAAGTCGCGTGATTTCGCCGCAGGTCTCGCCCGACGTGCAAGCACTGATGAGCCGCGGCGTCACGCCTACGCCTGGCCAGATCCTGGGTGGCGGCTTCGCGCGTACGGAGGAAAAGCTATCCAGCGTCCCGTACCTGGGCGACATGATCAAGAACGCTCAGCAGCGCGCGGTGCAGCAGTTCAACGCGGCCGCGTACAACGAAGCCTTGGCACCCATTGGCGAGAAGTTCACCGGCAAGGTCGGGCAGGAAGGTATCGAGCAGGTCGCGAACAAGATCAGCGCCGCATACAACGAAGTTCTGCCGAAGATGCAGTTCAAGATCGATCCGCAGTTCCATGCGGACGTGATGAACCTGAGTTCGATGGCGCAGGGACTGCCAGAGTCCCAACAAAAGACCTTCCTGAACATTCTGAAAACTCAGATTTTCAACAAAGTGGGGCCGCAGGGGAATATGGACGGTCAGGCGCTCCAGGGAGCTCAAAGCGAGCTCAAGCGAAGCATTCAAGGATATCTTGGTGACCCGTCGTTTGATAATCGACAGCTTGGCGCTGCATTGAGTGCCTTGAAAGATGCTGTTGATGAAAACCTTATGCGGATGAACGCACCTGAACTTACGCGGAAGTATGCGAATGCCAATGAAGCATGGGCCAATTTCGTCCGGATTAGGACGGCGGGCGGATCGCAAGGTGCAATGAACAACGAAGGCGTTTTTACTGCTGCACAATTGCAAAACGCCGTACGTAGTGCTGATAAATCGGTCGGCAAAGGTGCGACGGCTACAGGCAATGCACTGATGCAGGATCTGTCGGGCGCTGGCCAACGGGTGCTTGGCTCGAAGTACCCAGATAGCGGGTCTATCGGCCGGGGCTTAATGTCTCTTGGGTTCTTGAGCGCACCAGGAACAGCCGTCAATCCGACTTCGACTCTGGCGACACTTGGTGCTATCGGCGCAGGCTCGCTTCCATACACCCAGTTAGGTCAGCGTGCGGCCGCGAAGGTTCTTACGTCGCGCCCACAGCTTGCCCAGCCGGTAGGCAACGCGGTATCCAAGCTCGGTCCGGTAGTCGTACCCGGGGCTCTCCCGGCGCTTCTTTCGGGCAGCCGATAGGCAGCGTAGTTCGTAGATGACGGACGTGCCAACAGCCGTCCCGATGGCGTGAATCAGTTGTTCGGTTTTCATAGGTAAGACGATCCTCTAACTCGTCGTTCTGTCGTTAAGCGGTCTCCCTAGGCAAGAGGCAAAAGGCAACCCTTTTTTCTTGCTTAGGGCACGTTATGACCGCCACTCTTCTGCCAAACGCGAAGCAGCAGTTCCTTGACACCAACGGGCGTCCACTCGCAGGTGGTCAAGTCTATTTCTATATCCCCAATACGTCCACCTTCAAGAGCACGTGGCAGGACGCCGGGAAGACGATCCTCAACACGAACCCGGTCATTCTCGATTCGAGAGGTCAAGCGGTCATCTATGGCGACGGTCAATATCGACAGGTCGTCTACGACGTCCACGGTAATCTGATCTGGGACAAGCTGACCGATTCGTATGCACTGAATTCGGAGTTTCAGAGCCTGGCATCCGGCCTTGGGACGTCTTCTGGTGCGTCCCTAATCGGCTTCATCCAGAATGGTGTTGGTGCTGTATTTCGCAATCTGCTCGACCGTGGACGTGATCGTGTCAACGGCGCGGATTTTGGCATGGTTGCGGACTGGAACGGAACAACTGGCACTAATAATGCGAGCAAGCTAACCGCTGCCTTGCAGTACGTGCTGCAGCGCGGCGGCGGCACACTGACGATCAACCCCGGCGATTACTACCTGGGGGCATATGCGACAAGCGCGCTGGTGGTCTCAGTCACCGGTCTGAAGAATACGCGCATCAATGCCTACGGTGCACGGTTCATCGTCAACACGACGGCGCTGGCGACGCCGTTCATGCTGGTATTCGATTCGCCCAACAACGTTGTTCTGGCCGGTGCTTCGTTTACCGATATCGGTTTCGACCCTGCGCGCTGGGGCACCGCAAATGATCGCTGGGGGGCGGTGGCTGTCGCGCTGCCGGCGGCGCAGGCTTCGTCAGGCTTTCGCATGGTTGACTGTAACGCACAGAGCATGTCGACCTTGCTGTTGTCTGACCAGCGCGCCAATAAGCGTAACCTGAAAAACATCACTGTCGACAACTGCACTTGCGATACGACGTATTACGGCGTCAACGTGCTGTACGTGGGGGACAACCTCAAGGTCGACAATTTGCGGTGCAAGGATGTTCGCCGCACGCTGATCGGCTACGGTATGCGCAACGTTGATGCCGATATCAAACTCTATACCTCGCAAGGGTTCCTGGGCAGTAATGCAGCCGTCTCCATCGCCTGTGAGGGGCAAGCTTACAACGATGGATATGGGGTCCTTGGCGGCAATGGCGACGTCAACAATATCCGCGTCAAGCTCAATGTGTTTGGCTTCGAAGCGCACAGTGCATACGTCCACTTCTACAACCAGCAGGCCGACAGTGCGGGCGTGACTTCGAACGTCTCCGCAGACGTGAAAGTAAGCGTAGTGAACGTGGGTAAGAACCCAGCGGTTGGCAACACCGATGTGTTCCTGTTCGACCACGAGCTTCCGAACGGTTCGATCACTGGCAGCACGCTTCGGACGTACAAGCAGATCAATTTGCATGCCGAAATCAACGGCTCCGTCAGCGGTGTACCAGTAAATGTGCAGTCCGTGAACACTGCCAGTCCGATGACGATGAGCCTGTCGCCGAACCTGACGGCGCTCGCTCAAACTTACACCATCAATCAGCTTACTAACCCGACGAATTGTAATCTTCTGACTCCGTTCGAACGGGTTCTGACAACGCTAACCCCCGTCGGAACTACGACGGCGGGGGTGCCCACTGGCCTTGTCAGCAATGGCACGTGGACCCTCCTTGGAAAGCGCGTCTTGTTCAATGCCCAAGTGTCATGGACGAATCATACGGGTACCGGCGCATTGCGTTTGAACGGCCTTCCGTTGCCGATCGACACGAATTTCCCGGCGCAAGCGATTGTGACCATCGGGTCTGGCCTCGCGCATACCGCGGGCAGCACGCTTGTGGCCACGCTGGGTGGCACCGGCAACACGCAGGTGCTTTTCTTCGACGAAAGCGCCGGGAACATCTCGACCGTGAACCTCGACACCTCGGTGGCCGCGCTTTACGTCAGCGGTTCTTACGTAACGCCCTAACCCCTCAACCACAACGACGAAAGGAAAAACATGATGCATCTGAACATGGCAACCGGCGCCGGCGGCGGCAAACAACGCCCTCCCACCGAGCAGCAGAAGACGACGCCGACGAAAACCGCGCCGACCAAGAAGACGAAATGATCTCGTGGCGCGCACGTGTTTTGGCTGCTGCATTGATGCTGCTGGCGATGTATGGGCATGGCCGGGCGACCGTCGACCTGCCGAACACGCCGGCCGGGATGCTGATGTTCCACGGAAGCGCCGCGCTGGTCGACCTCTTCCTGTTGTACGCCGCGCCGGCTGTCCTCAATGGGCGCCTGTGCGCGGACACGCAAAAGCTGCTGCTGGCGTCTATCGTCGGGAATTTCGCCGGCTGGCTGCTGTACATCGCATACGTCTCGCCCGTGTTCTACGACGGCTACATGTGGGCGCTGACGTATGCC